ATGAAAAAAGAAAGAGAAATTAGATTGATCACCGCTGAAGATGCGGGATTGACAAGAGCTCAGGAAATCGAGAACCTGAAGATGGAAAGAGAGGGACTCGCAATGATTATCAACAGGAGGATTGACTGGTTTCAGGTGAAAGCCAATTACAGTCATCCCCTGTTTGACTACATGATGAATTCCACGAGGGGATACATCAGAGATTTCAATGCTGTGACAGAGAAGCTTCGAATGATGAAATGTCCGGTGGATATAGAGAGAATAGAAATGCAGTTGGCAGTGTAGCAAGTTGATGATAAGAAATAGGTGCAGAAGCCGGCGCTGCATCAGTCGGTAGTTACCATGTTTTAGTATTAGTCTATTATTCAGCCGCTCGCCGGCGGCGGCTTTTTAAGAAAATGAACCTTTAATGTTTTTGAAATATGTACACATATAGAATAGCGATATCCACAGATCCTTATCACGCAGGAATCCATAAGAGCCGTTTTACCGGTGGGGCGCTGAAGTATGCCGGCCCTACAGTAGTTAAGGCCATACAGTGCTTTTGCTCTACTCTCGATGAAGGCCGGGAGCTACTTAGACGTTGGGCTCGAGAGGCCGGAGGTGTGACCTATGACAATGGCAGTCTGTTTGAAGAAGAGCATGTGTCAGAGTCCTGGTATGATGGGCCCGGTATCTATGATCCGGTAAGCCATGAATGTATGTATCACTTTGGTTCGGATTGCCTGCACCAGGATATTTTCACTTTTTCCTTAGAGGAGAATGACATACCGCTTGACATCTACTTGAAGAAAGCGCAGAAAGCTGAGAACCTTCAGCAGCTCTTGCTAGTTATGGAAGCTGCCGAAGATTTCTATGACCTGGACGCAGCAGATCTTATCAAGGAATACATAGAGAGTCATCCTTCTTCATCAGACGGCCCGTCCGGAATCTTCAAGAAAGACGGATATGATTTCGTGATGTGGGTCAGGGAAGGGGACGAAATGCTTGCATATTCAGAGAGTAGGGGGTGGTTCATTCTAGACATTGATTCAAGTATGATAGAAGATTTGGAGTATAGGAGTTTGACACCGGCAACGGAAAGAAGATGTGATGTATATGTGTCCTCCACCGGCAACGGTAAGAAGATCCTAGCTGCCGGACTCACTGTAATACGGAAGGATGATACCCCGGGACCTAGGATCAAGCAGCTGGTTTTGTCAGGGTCACGCAGTTTATCCTGGAAGACATTCGAGAAGTTTGACACTAAAGCCGCCAGGGATAGGAGATTCAAAGAACTTCTGCAAGCGGAAAATGTGATAGATGGATAGATATCAGGCTCGCCAAAGCCCTATGTGCGCTAATCTGTAATCTGGAAATGCCACACACCAAGCCCTATGCTGGATAGCTAGGCAAGCAGGGGGATAATGGGGTTAAACGGATACACCCCGAAAGCCCGTAATCCGTGAATGTTAGGGTGTTCGACTCACCCCCCCCCTGCCCCGGAAAAATGTTTAACTAAATGAAATTAACCATACTCTGAAGTTTGGCAACCCGTCTGAAATAAGTTCAGACAAGCCCTGGGATAAGCGGTTAAAGTAGATAGGCCGCACGGAATAAGCAAGAGAGCCGTGATGGTGGATCTGGACAGGATCAAAAGCCTCGCAACGCAAAGGCGGCTCCCATGCCCAAAAGCCTGGGATATTAGGGGGTGCGAGCCCCCCCCCAGGGCCTAGAAATGAATATATAAATCAAGTAGAATTGATACTCCGGGCCGGAGGTTTTTATATAGGCCAGATTTTTCCTCCGGCCCATTTTTTTGAACAAAGAAAATGGATAAGCTGAATGATGCATTTTTGAGTTTGGTGCAGGCGGTCAACGATGATCCTCTGAAAGTATTCGACGACGCGCTCACTTACATCCTACGCTTTTTGAGCATAGACAAGGAAGAAGTATCTTGGTCTCACACTGAGCAGCACAACCAGGCTTTCGCAGATTTCTTGTACGCATACCTGGATCAGCTGAAGGATATTCTCCGCACACGATTCTGGTACGATGCCTGGGGGGATATTTTTATGGATCTCGCCGGAAAGTTTAAGTCTTTCCGTGGCCAGTTCTTCACTCCAGACTCCGTCGCTGACCTCTGCGCTAAAATGTGCGCAGGCGAATCATTTTCTCGCAAGCCCCTCATGAATGATTGCGCCTGTGGTTCCGCCAGGATGCTGCTTGCCGCATATCAGGTTGCTTATGAAAAGATGAATATCAAGCCATATCTCATAGGTGAAGATATCGACGGAATGTGCTGCAGGATGGCGGCCATCAACCTGGCGGTACACGGCTGCTGCGGTGAGGTCATCAGACACGACTCGCTGAAGTGCCCGGACGATATGTCCTACGGGTATATTGTGAATGAATCTCTGGAGCAGACAGGGGTTCCTTCTATCCGCAAAAGCTATGAGAAATCCGACTTTGTTAAGTTCAGAATATGAATACTCCCGTAGAACAGCTTATAGAAGACATTCGAGTCAATCTCTATGATGCGTTAATAGATCCGTCCGTCATCAGGATGGTTTCTTCTATCATAGATTTCTCCGTAAGCAAATATGACATTAAGGAGAAAGAGACGGGCCTGGTGGTATATGATGCCGGCGATGGCGATATTATTAAGAAATACTTCATCGCCAAGGCTGTGCAGGGGTGTACGGAGCGCACAATGAATACGTATCGTCATGCACTGTCGTTCTTCTTGACAAAGCTGGGGAAACATATCACCGACATAACATCTGACGATATACGTGCTGTTCTCGCATGGTTGAAGCTTGGCGGAAAATCCAGCGCATACATAGCACTTCACCAGCGCACTCTCTCCTCTTTCTTCACCTGGTGCGACAAGAATGGTTACGTTTCGCCTAATCCGATGAACAAAGTAGAGCGTGTCAAGGTCAGATACAGAGCGGAAGAGGCACTTACTCTTGAACAGATGGAAATGGTCAGATCAGCGGCTGTGTCGAAAAGGGATAAGGCTTTCATAGAGATGCTGTACTCCACGGGCTGCAGAGTATCCGAGCTGTGCGCTCTAGATCAGTCTGATATAGATTGGGATAAAATGGAAGCTCAGGTTCTAGGAAAAGGCAAGAAATACCGGACTGTCTATATTACGCAGAGAGCCAAATACGCCTATCTCGAATACCAGAAAATTCGCACTGACAAGTCTCCTGCGCTTTTCGGTTACAATACAGAAACGGTCTTCCATAACAAGCTTGGGTTGCGTCGTTTAATGGAACAGATGAACAAGGATTATGATCCAGACAAAGGCCGTCTGGAGCCTGGCATAGCCGAGCTTATGATTCGGAAGATAGGGAAGAGACTAGGATTCCGACTACACCCCCACCTTATCAGGAAGACAATGGCAACACAAGCTATGATGAGAGGGATGCCTATTGACGAAGTAAGGATAATGTTGGGTCATGAAAGCATTGCTACGACAACCATCTACGCCCAGACGTTGAAGGACAACATTAAGGACTCCCATTTGAAATATCTATAGAAAAAACTCAAACAAATGCGTATATGACATTCGGAGATTATTGGGCTCAGTACTTTGAGCAGAAAAAACTGATGGTCAGGGAAACCACATTGGGTGCTTATTACATTATGTGGGACAGGCATCTGAAGTATGTGTTTGCGGATGTTGATATGGACTCCGTAAAGAACTCGACCCTTCAGAATTTCGTTAACCAGGCCCTGGCTACCGGAAAGAAAATGAAGACAGTCCAAGGGGAGATCATGCTATTGAAAAATATGATGAAACTATATGCAATTTCTCTTGACAAGAGATTCTCTCCACCCATAGTCACATATCCGGCGCCCTGCAAATCCAATACTCCTGCCGCCAGGGACAAATACAGCGACATTGAAATAAAGCGGCTCGTGGAGTTCTGCAGAGAAAGCCAGGAACATTGGCACAAGAGCATAGCCCTGGTTTGTGTAACCGGATTGAGAATAGGGGAAGTCTGTGGCTTGCGTTTTTCTGATTTCGACTTCCTCCACCACATGGTTCATGTTCAAAGAACGGTTTCCAGAGTGTATTACGGGCACAAGGAAAGTGTATTAGCAGTTGGAGATCCGAAGACGCTCTCTTCTGACAGAACCGTCCCCATACCTCAATGGCTTTCTCTGTATTACAAGAAGTACAAGGACCTGTTCAAAATGAAAGACGAAAGTTATATCTGCTGCTCTCAGCATAGTCCTTTTATTGAGCCCCGGGTACTGCGTGAGAAGTTTATCAAATTATGCAAGTCTCTCGGCATCAAATACAGGTCTTTCCACTCTATTCGTCATTCTTACGCTTCCCGTCTGCTGCAGGCGGGGGTAGATATCCGTACTGCGGCAGAACTACTCGGTCATTCAGACGTGGCCATGACTTTGAATATATACAGCCACTCGGATGATTCTGCCAAGATGAAAGCCGCTAAGAAAGTGTTTGTATGAACGTGAAAGAGATAGTGGATTTCCTGCTGAAGTTCTACGAGAATGACGGCTCTATGATTCAGAGAATCTTGATGGCATGGGATCGTGATCTCAAAGATGTTTTGGAAGACATCCTGAAAGATATGGAGGCGGAGATTTCTCGTATGCGCCGAGCCCTTTTCGTCGTTCCAGAGATTTCCAGTCGGGAGCGGAAGCCTGTGAGGATGGTCTTCACGACTGGCGAGGAGTATAACCGGAAATACGTGCACGTAAAGAAACCTCAAGGCAGGCCAAACACAACCGGCAAGGACTGGAGCAGACAGAGGCGGTGGGGAGCGAAGTTAACCCTTTCGAGGCACGGTTACATCATCACTCATAATAGCAATGTCATCAGATATGACGCTGCCACGGATCGTCAGGTTAGCCTGGAAGAAAGACACAGCACATTATATGGATTTATTTTTCTCAAAAACAATGGATAACACACTCAAAAGCGTATGTGAGCGGATGGCTCCTGAAGACAAGCAGCAGCTCATTTCCAAGATTGTCAAGGATGGGCTGGCGGTGGCCACCGCATACGCATATATCAATGGCACACGCCGGCCGAAGCTCTACTACCAACAACTGCTGCAGAAGTATGTGGCCAAACTGACGGGGGAGTTCTTTCTTCTGACAGATCTCTTCCCGGAAACAAATAAGGAGGTTTAGTTATGCTGGTAGATATAGACAGTAACAGATCCATCTCTATCATGGAGATGAATCCGGCAACGGCCACCGCCTTGCATAAGGCCCTAGTGTCATTCAGCGCACTCCGTCCGGAGAGCTTCGCATCTTTAGGCCTGCAACCTCTTTTCGAACAGCTCACATCCACTATAAAGCAGTTGGGCCATGATAAGTAAGGAGGCAGTATTCCAAGCCACAGAGGGCGGCAAGGCCGTCATCATCCGTTATTACCCTCAGAGCTCAGCCTGCTTTGCTGCAGGAGGGAGAAAGAACTTCAAGATCCGGCCGGATGACAAGACTCCCAGCTGCACGGTCTTCAGCAAAGACGGAGTGTGGTTCCTCCAGGATAAGGGAGGGAGCGACACCAAGGCCTATACGGCTATTCAGCTGGTCATGAAGGAGCAGAACCTGAAGTACGGCCAGGCTATCCAGTGGATCGCCCAGAACTTCGCACCTCATCTCTGCCAGGAGGGGAGTTCCGGGCCTTCCCTGAAGCCGGAGCCGAAGAGGGAGAAGGTCGCTGCTCAGGAGAAGATCACCGTCATCAAGCGCAAGGGCGGAAGGTTCACGGAGAAGGAGCTGGAGATCCTGGGGTACAAGATTACTCCGGAGTCCTGCGCCAATCTCTGCCTTATCCCCCTCGAGGGATATATCACGGCCAGGAATGCCCGTGGCCAGAGCTGGAAGATCCTCTCCACGGAGGATTATCCTATCTTCTATTACGACTACGGCAAGTGGGGGAAGATCTACCAGCCTCTGGGAGATATACGCTTCATGTATGTGGGAGAGAAGCCGGCAGACTTCATCTTTGGAGAGAGAGCCTTCCTCCAGGCCTTCGCCGATGCCAAGAAAGGCGTATATCCTGGAGTGGTCAAGAAGGATCCTGATGACGAATACGGCGAAGAGGTGGATATGCAGTGGCCGGAGCTGATTATCTGCTCCGGAGGCTCCGATGCCCTCAATGTGCATAACGCAGGATATCATGTCTGCTGGCTCAACTCTGAGACAGCAGAGCTCAACGAGTATGATTTCGGGCTTCTGCAGAAGATCTCCAAGAAAATATATATCCTCTACGATATGGACGAGACCGGGAAGGCGCACTCCCTGAAGATTGCGCTCCAGTACCTGGATATCGCGATCATCTCCCTTCCTTCAGAGCTGGCCAGGTTCCGCACCCGGAGCGGCAAGCCGTGCAAGGATGCCAAGGATTTCTTCGTGCATTTCCGGCGGCCGGAGAATCAGAATCCCGTGGCACTCTTCAAGGAACTGGTCAAACTCTCCGGAGGCCTGAAGTTCTGGATGGAGAAATATACCAAGACGGGTGCCTTTGCCGGCTACGACATCAACAACGAGCAGCTGTATTCCTTCCTGGAAGCATCCGGATACCATAAGATAGCCACTACTTCCACGGCCAAAGGCTATACTTTCTGCCATATCCGGGACAATGTGGTTACGCTCATTGACGAGACTGCCATATCAGCCCATTGCAGTGCGTATCTCCTAGAGTATATCAAGACACATCCGGGCTATTACACGCAGACGCTGGCCAATGCCATCCATCGCTCAAACCAGGTGCGTCTTTCTTCTCTGGAGAAGCTGGCTCTGGTAGAGCCAGATTTCAACTCCTACACGGACGATGCTGATTATTTCTTTTTCCGCAATTGCATCGTCCGTGTAACCGCTTCCGGCATCGAGAAGGTGAAGCCTTCCGATTGCCGGTATATGGTGTACAGCAACAAGATCATTGACTTTGATTTCACTCCGGAGGAGCCGTTTTTCGATGTGGAATATACGAAGGCCTATGCGGCCAAGCTCAATTCCCTGAAGAGCCTGCAGGCCTCTTCGCCCCTTTCCCCCAATATAGTTACGTTACGCAAGGAAGTTGACGCTATAGATGATACACGGCGCTATCTGCTCAAGATTCTGAGGAATGACTGCACTTTCATGCAGTTCGTGTATGACACTGGCCGGCTCTACTGGAGGAAGGAGGAACTGGGGTATCAGCTCACTGAAGACGAGCTGCTGGAGACCAGGCTGAATTTCATCAGCAAGGTCATGGCTCTGGGATATCTGCTTACCAAGGAGAAGAATGCCGGCCAGCCGTATGCGATATATGCCATGGAGATGGAGCAGGGAGAGGAAGGGCAGCACCTTGGCGGTACTGGAAAGAGTCTCTACATATCCAGCATCGAGCAGATGAGGAAGCAGCTCTTCATCAACGGCCAGGATCTGCGGCCGGAAAAGACCGACTTCCTTCTGCAGGGAGTGGTTAAAGGCGTTACGGACAATGTATTCTTCGATGACCTGAACGAGATGATCAACCTGCACAGGTTCATGCCTATGATTACCGGCAAGATGGTTGTCAATGCCAAATATGCCCCTGCTTTTGTCCTGGACTTCAAGGAGAGCCCCAAGGTGGCTTTCACTTCCAACCACGCTATCAAGCAGTTTGACGCATCACTGCGAAGGCGTACCTGGTTCGCTGCTTTCAGCGACTACTACCATTCCGATGATCCGCAGCGGAAGCTGGTTGAGAGGAGCCCTCTTACCAAGTTCGGCAAGAATCTTATCCAGGACTACACCAAGGAGGAGATGAATCACTTCTACAATTTCATGCTCAACTGTATAATGATGTGGAAGAAATTGAAAGTGCGCATCCAACCTCCTATGAAGCTCATAGAGCAGCGCAACCTGCAGAGAGCTATGACAGATGAATTCATCTGGTGGTGCGATGACTACTTCACGGAAGACCGCCTGGACTGCCTGGTAAATAAACATGATGCCTTTGAGGCATACAAGGCCACTCTGAACAAGAAGATTGCCGATGCCATCAAGATGCAGACGTTTAAGAATAAGCTCATCATGTATTGCGCTTACAAGGATTGGAGATTCAATCCGGAGCAGCTGCTGCTGACCGAGACAGAGAGGAAGAGAAACGATATCCGCAAGAAATCCAATTATGAGGATGTGTACTATTTCTATATCGATACCAGGAAAGATGATGATCTTCCGGTCAACGAGATCCTCTCCAGCGTTCCTTCAGGGGGTGAGGGGGAAGACCGGCAGCAGAACATGTGGGAGGAAGATGATGACAAGCCGCCATTCGCAGACTGATGCGTCAACTCTCCTGGAGATTTTTATCTGGGCTTCGGCCCGGATTTTTTTAGGCAAGAGGAGACAAAAAAAGTTCTAGGGTATTTTTTTACTGAAAATCCTTGACCTTTTGACGCACAAGAATAGAAATAATTGATAATAAGAAAGTTAAGTGCGTCAACTTAGTGCGTCAACTTTGGTCAATTTGGTTTTTTTGACGCACAAACACTTAAGTTGACCAAAATATGGATATGAAGTTGACCTTATTGATATTCAAAGATTTAACCCTTTTTGGCGTTTTTTGCGTCAACTTGATGTTTTACAAAGTTGACGCACTTAACCTATTGAATATCAAGTGCGTCAACTTAGTGCGTCAACTGGTCAAAGAATTTGCCAAAAAGTGGTGACAGAATTTTTTTTATGAAGAAAATCGAGGATCTCACGGTTGTTTTTCGTGGCCGCCGGTATGCTACCTGGCGGTATGACCAGGTACCCCCCGGGATGAAGCTGGCCACCCGGAGGGATATCTTCCTGGGAAGGCAGATTCTCTTCCAGGTGATCCTGGGTTCCGATGCCGGGAAGTATTATTCCGGAGTGGTTACAGAGAGTAACAGGGATGCGGTATATGCCAGGATAGCGGATGGCCGCTATCCGGTATATGTCAAAGATCCTGCGCATGACAATCGATAGATTTGCAGAAATGAACCGAAACAGTGTCGATATCAAGGTAGGAAAGATTATCCGGCAGTGGGTGTTGAACATCTACGGCGCGGATTATGTGCTCTTGGACAAGCACTCGAACCTGTGGTTTCTGATAAAGCAGTACCTGCAGCTCCTGCCCGATGACTATCGCCCGATAGAGGACAGAAGCGAATACATCTCCTTCTTCCTCCTGGTCAACGGCGAGGAGACGACGGCCCATCAGGATCATCTGGGCCGGATCATCCAGCTGAACATGCTATACCGATGCTATATCCCCGAAGAGGGGCAGGTGCGTATCCGGCGTTATCTCGAGAACCAGTTCCGCCATGCGTTCATAGTCTTCATGACCGCCAGGCAGGGAGATGAGTCAGGAGAGAAGATCACACGCTCCATCGCCGACTTCCTCCTTACGGTAGGGGTGGATGTTGACAGGCAGCTGCTCGGCCGCCTGATGAAATACTGGTACAGGTGGAGAGTCAAGACCGACAAGAAACCGGTAGTCCAGATATTTTTTTAGTAGGTTTTATGTCCGATTTTTTTGAAGAAATTTTGAAACAAAAAATATGTTAGGAATCCGATCCATCACAAGTATCCCGGTTGGGAAGATCGTCAATCTCTCCTATCTCCCTCCTCACAGTTCCGTCAGCCTTGCCCAGCTCGGCCCCGAACTGACCGTAGGAGATCTTGAGAGCATCTACTTCACTCCGGAAGAGGCTGACTTCAGCGAAAGCTGGAGTTCTGACGGTAACGGCCGCTATTCAACCATCAATATATCAGGGCCTATCAAGACCGAGAAGGAAGCTTCCCGGGATTTTCTGGATAGGCATATAGGCCGAAAGCATATCTACCTGGTAGAGCTGATTTCTGGCGTGAAGTATATCGTAGGCAGCCGGGAGTTCCGCCCTACCTTCACATACGGAGATACCGTTTCCGGGATTTCCGTAAACAAATTCTCTTTCAAAATCACGCTCAAATCCACACACGGAGCCTTTTTGGCTGTCTGAAACGCAGCGCAGGCACTGCTGTACTTTTGTTTCCGCAACGGAAAAAAGTACAGATTTATGCTATTGACACGCTTTGCCGCTAACCTCAAAGGCCCCTGGATGATCGATGCCGAAAGTGCCCAGGTGATGCTTCCTGTTCTGAAGAGTATCCTGAGCGGTGTGCCTGTATCTCTGGAGCCAGAGGAGAAATACAATCTCTCGGAGCTTATCGCTGCCAGGCAGGCCGGTTCATCTTCCGAGTCCGGCCAGGAGAGCAAGATACATATCCTTCATCTCCAGGGCACCATGTTCAGATATGACAACTGCGGGATGCCTGGCAGTAAGACTATGGCCAGGGCTCTCAGGCAGTATGATCAGGATCCTTCCGTCATCGGCCATATCATAGTTGCCGACTCTGGCGGCGGAGCTGCCTCCGCTGTGTCTGACCTGGCTGAAGCCATCCGCTCCTGCTCGAAGCCGGTGGTGGGCTTCATCGACGGCACGGCAGCCAGTGCCTGCATCTACACGCTTTCCTATTGCCAGAAGCTCATTGCCCATCAGCCGATGAACTTCATAGGCTGCGTAGGGGTGATGGTGGAGCTCTCCGGATTCAGCCGTTACCACAAAGATGCCGATGGGGAGATCTATGCCAGGATCTATGCAGACCAGTCATCCGAGAAGAACCTGGAATATGAGCAGGCCCTGGAGGGAAATGCCTCGGTCATCAAGGAGACCTGCCTGAATCCGCTGGCGGAGCAGTTTATCCAGGATATGAAGGCTAACCGCCCGGGCTGTACGGATGACCTGCTCAAAGGCAAGACCTACTTCGCCAAGGATGTGGTAGGATCCTTCATCGACTCCATAGGCTCGATGGATGACGCCATTGAGGCTGTACTGCAGCTTGCCGCTCCAGCCACTGAGCCGCAACAGAAAACCCTTTTACCAATGAAAGAATATGCTAATCTTATGGCGATTGCCGTCCTGGCAGGGCTGGCATTCGCCGAAGACGGATCAGCGACGCTGACCGCCGAACAGCTGGAAGCACTGGATCAGGCTTTGGCCGATGCCGCCGCTTCCACCCGTACCCTCACCTCTGAGAGAGATTCCCTGAGGGAGACTCTCACCCAGAGAGACAACCGCATCTCTGAGCTGGAGACATCTCTGGATGCCGCCATCTCCAGGGCAAACCAAGAAACCCCGGAGGTGACTGTAACGACCAACGCACCGGCTGCCGGAGAGATTACCGGCGCACGCACTCATGAAGAGGCCGTTGCCGCTTGTGCTGAATTTCTGAAAAACTTCAAAAACATATAGATAGAATATGGATCTTGCAAATGCCCTTGTGAACTCCAGTGCGAAATTCCGCAAGGAAGTTCTCTTCATGCCCATCGCAGCTTTGATGGACAAAGCTCTTGCCCACATGACTCTCCGTCAGGGAGTCCGTGGCGACGAAACTGTAGGAGCTGCCAGCTCCGATGCTGAGCTCAGGCCGTATAAGTCTGAGAAAGGTGCCACTGACACCACTAAGATCATTGCCCGTACCCTCACCACCTTCCTGGGTGATGTTGTGGAGGAATTCGACCCTTACCTCCTGTTCACCACCGTCTATGGCGAACAGTTCTCTGACCTTACAGAAAGGAAAGAGGCCGATATCGTGAAGACCCTCTCCCTGGCGCAGGCCAAGAAGATCTCCAAGAAGCTTGCCAAGGCTCTCTTCTCCGCTGTGAGAAATCCTAACGGAATCACCACTGCAACCCTCTTCAACGGCTTCGACACCATCGCTGCCACTGAAATCACTGCCGGAAACTTATCTATAGCTAAAGGCAACTATATCGAGGTGCCCACTATCACCGAGCAGAATGCCGGCGATGTGCTGAAAGCTATCTATGACGCTGCATCTGATGAGCTGGAAGAAGCTGAAGAGCTCAGGATGTACGTACCGAAAAGCGTTAAGAAGTTGTATGAGAAATGGAGTTTGGCCGAGTTCGGAGCAGTGGTGTACAACAACACTTACAACAAGAACTACCTCCATGGTACAGAAGAGAATCCTGTACAAATTGTTGGTATGACCGGCCTTGCAGGTTCCAACTACATCTACCTGACCAGCAAGAATAATATGCTTGTAGGCTGCGACCAGCGCAGCTCTCAGGAGAAGGTTAAGATCCGTGAGTGCGACAACCCTAAGGCGCTCCAGTTCTACATGTGCATGTTCTTCGGAGTGCAGTTCGAGATGATCGAGCCTGAGTTTCTCCTCGTAGCCAAGCAGGTAACCGTAACCCCAAGCCCGGTAACAGTTTCTGGTGACGATGAGGTAGAGCTTGCTGCAGCCGCCAATTCTGCCGCTGTCCGCACTTATGCAACCAGCAACGGCTCTAGCGTAGATGCTGAAGTTACCAGCGAGAACTCTAGCTGGCTCACAGTGTCTGCATCTGGCAATAAGGTGACTTTCACGGCAGCCGCATACGCATACAGCGCAGATGCAGCTGATCCACGCATCGCAACCGTAAAGGTGAAAGCTCATACCGGCTCCGGTTACATCACAGTGACTGTCAAGCAAGCTATGGCCGAGAATGTCTAACCTCTAGACTAAGTGATCATGGAAAGAGAAAACCTTGATTTTAACATTGGTGGAGTCAATCCTTCAGGGATTGCCTCTACCATCTATGCTGTGAACAAGAAGGATATCGCTGCCTGGCCGACGATCAATGACGACATCACCAATGACGAGACGACCGCAGCTGCTGCAGCGAAGTACACTGGGAACTTCACCCTGAAGCAGGGAAAGAAGTTCATCACGATCTATTCGACCCAGGGGAAAGGCAAGGCTACCTTCGAGCAGCTCGGAGAGCGTGACTGCAAGATGTTCAAGAACAAGCTCAGCCTGTCATATCCTGATCTCACAGTGGAAGGGCTGGCCTTCTGCAAGGAAGCCTGCAATGGCGATACGGTCTATCTTGCCAAGTCTGCCGGTAGATGGCATGTCATTGGTAATCCAGATTACCGTACCGAGACTACCTCCACCTCCGGAGATACAGGAGACGAGGCTGGAAGTGCCAAAGGTATCAAGCTGGAGATCGAGTGCCCTGACACTACTCCGCTGCCTATCTACGAAGGCACCATAGTTGTTGAAGAGGGAACCTTGAACCTCAAGACCGGAGAGCTAACTAATGCTTAGGGATATCGCTGATTATCTGAAAGGAGGAAGCCGGGATTTCGATTCCGGCTTTGCTCTTTTCTGCCGCTATTCCAAGAATAAGAATCTTATCTCCTGGATTGGTCGGAAACGGGACTTCGCCAAGCTCATCTATGAGCTGGAGAAGCTCTCCAGGCATTACTGCGAATCTGTGCCGGCTCCAGCCGCAACTGTGCCAGCTCCAGCCGCAACTGTGCCAGCTCCAGCCGCAACTGTGCCAGCTCCCGGCCCGGCTTTCCGCACCTACGACGAGCGGAAGACGAACCGTGGAGACCTGCCAGGTCATCTGCAGAAAGTCTATGACGATATAGCAGATCTTTCCAAGCTTCGGCGTGCCTGGCATGAGAAGATGAAGTTTGCCCGGACGAATATCGACCGGGCCAGATGCAGAGAGAAATTGCTGGAGACACATTCACAGATAGTTAAAGGCTGGCAGAAGATAGACGGTTATCTTACCGGACAGATCCAGACGCAGGAGGAAGAGTTCCGGGAATCCACCTGCAGGGCTTATATCTCCAAGATGCTTCGCAAGGAAACTCTCTCTCCAGAGCAGCTGGAGCGGCTGAAGAAGAGGACGCAGGCCCTTCTCTCCCACGGCCTGGCCATTTCGGAATCTACCAGAGCTTCCCTGGAGAAATGGGGGATTTTATAAAGAAAGAATTATCTTTGCTGTACATTTTTACTAAGTTTTGGACAAAATCCTGTCCCAAGTAGCCATCGGAAGATGGCTACTTTTGTTCTATGCAAAAAGAAGAATCTGCGATAATACTGCCCACTCCTGAACTCGTTGCCGATGTCAGAAAATATGCCTCTCTGAAATTCTCCCTCTCAGAGATAGCCACCCTGCTGCAGCTGGATCTGGAGCAGCTCCGCCGCCAGTGCCTGGCTCCGGCCGGTGCGCTGCATGCGGCCTATGAAGCCGGGAAGCTGGAGAGCCAGCTGAAATACCGGGAGAAGATCAAGGCGGAAGCGGAGATGGGGCAGGCATGGGCAATTGCCATCCTCGAACATTGGGGCCGGCAGCAGCTGGAGGAGGAGCTGGGCGGCAATGGCTAAGAGAGGATATGGGGATATGCTGGATATGCTGGCCGCTGCAGTGGAAGATCCTTCTCAGCAGCTGCCGGAAGCGGAGAGCCGCCATCTCCTCCGTCTGAAAGATACCTACAACTACTGGCTGGCCCATCCGGTGTATTCCGAAGCCAGGATAAGGGATTATATCATGGCCAGTTACCGGCTCGGCCGCAGCCAGGCCTATGCAGACATATCTATCATCAAGGCTCTCTTCGGAGTTGTGCCCAGGGCGGAGAAAGAGTTCCAGCGTTTCCGTGCAAACAAGATCCTGGAGATGGCTACGGCCGCCGCACTTGCAGGGAACGACTCCAAGGCCAAGGCTCTGACGAAGATAGCTGACAGCATCGCCAAGGTGAACCATCTCGATACAGAGGAGGGTGACCAGCTGCCTTGGGAGGAAATCAAGCCGGTAGATATCTCGCTTAGCGTAGATCCTCAGGTAATCGGCATCACTCCGGAGCCGGATGCCCAGAAGAAGGCCAAGGCTCTTCTGGAACGCTACACCAAAGAAATCGACCCTGATGCAGAAATACCTTAATAGAGCGCAGCAGGAGGCCGCCGCCGTCTCCGCCCATACGGAGGTGGATATCTGCGGCCGCCGTTTCGGCAAATCCTTCGGGATAGTCTCTCTTAGGATGCAGCGGAATGTATCCTGGATGCCCGGGAGTACCGGCTGCTTCATAGCCAGCAGCTACAAGCAGGCTCATACCAGAACTCTTCCTGCAGCTCTCTCCGGACTGGCGGAGTTCGGCTGGAAGGAGGGTCTGCATTATGTCATAAGCAAAAAGCCTCCTCGCCACCTGGGTTATGCCAAACCCCTGATACCTGTGAGCAATTATGACAACATAGTTTCGTTCTATAACGGAACTCAGATGATGATTGTGAGTCAGGATGTAAAGATGAGTTCGAACTCGGCCACCTTCGACTGGGTGATAGGGGATGAGGCCAAAGGCCTGGATTTTCAGAAGCTGAAAGACGAGACATTCCCGGCCAATGGCGGTACCAGGCGGTATTTCTCCGATATCCCCTGGCATCACGGCATGCTCTTCGTCAGCGACATGCCCGTGCAGAAGTCTGGCCGATGGCTGCTGAACTACCGGGAGAAATCCGACCCGGAAGTTATCAATGCCATCAAAAGTCTGCTGGCTGACCGATGGAAGAGCCAGCTTCTTCCGGATTCTGCAGATAAGAAGTACCGGCTTGCTTCCATAGACAAGCTGCTGGCCGATCTGCGAAGGATAGCGGTATTCTACAGAGAGTGGAGCACTTTCGAGAATATCGATGTGGTGGGATTGAGCTATATCCGTCAGATGAAGCGAGACTTGCCCTTCCTGGTATTCCAGACCTCCATCCTGAGCAAGCGTATCGAGAAGCTCAAGGATGGCTTCTACCCGAATTTCTCTCCAGCCCGTCACACTTATATTGCAAACAACAACTCTCTGCTGCAGGGCCTGCCTCTTGGCCAGGGCCTGGATCTGGGCTGTCTCCTGGATGCTGACTGCAACCTGAAGGAGCCGATCTCCGTGGCTTTCGACTTCAATGCCAACATCAACTGGCTGGTGGCTGGCCAGAGAGACGGGAATAAGCTGAAGGTTATCCGTTCCTTCTATGTCAAGTACCAGCGCAAGCTCAGGGAGCTGGTAGATGACTTCTGCCAGCATTACCGGAGCCATATCAGTAAGGAGGTAGTCTTCTACTATGACTCCACCGCCTTAGGTAGCAACTACGCTGTCTCTGACAAGGACTTCGCCGCTGTCATCTGCGAGCAGTTCGGCAAGCACGGCTGGCAGGTGCAGCCTGTCTTCATAGGCAAGCCTATGCGGCATTCCGACAAGTATCTTATCCTGGATGATGCCTTCAAGGGAGTCAAGGGCCTGTATCCTATGTTCAACAGGGAGAATAACGAGGCTCTGCTTACAGCTATCTCCCTGGCTGAAGTCAGGATAGGGTATGGCGGCCCGTTCATGAAGGCCAAAGGCGGCGAGAAGCTGGCCGAGACGGAGGATGATCCGCTGGAGCTCCGCACCGACGGCACCGATGCCTTCGACACCCTCTACCTGGGCAATCTACTCTATCCTTATTCGAATTTCGGAACCGGGATTGGCTCGACGCTGATCGGTTAGGTCAGGCATATTACGCCGAACTCTATTGCAATTGCGGCCGGCGGCGTAGGGCAAGGCGGGGTCTCGAAACGAAAAAAAACACATTTGCTCGAATCAGCGACCCCTTACCGTCCGACTGTTCAGCCTTTTTTACTTCAATTCGGCCGGACAGCTCGGCTGTCCTAACTTCAGCGGCCTTCCCGGGATAATTTTGTCAAAAAATCAACGGTATGATACACCTTAGCAAGATCAATCAGCTGATACGCTGCCGCAAGGAAAGTTCCATGAAGGCCGTATCCAAGGAGGGCGAGATCCTCGATTATCCTCGCTGCGTGGTCACTTCCTTCTTCGGCAGTGGCGACACATTCAACATCATGCTTCTTCCTTCCAGGGAAATCAGGAAGGTGAACAGATACACACTTATAGAGTTCAACGGAGAGGAGGTAGTGTTATGATAAAGATACTTGATGGAGTGGCTTTCTTCCCGGATATCCAGGCCGTGCTTGTTTCTGATGACAGCTCTGCCATTCTCCGCGAAGACTATGACATGCAGGCTGTTGCCATAGGCAAATACAAGATTGCGCCGTGGGGTGAAGATAACTTGCTGCCAAACCATATACTGGCCAAAATCGAGAAGAATGATGTCGTATCCTCGAACATCAATTTCAACAGGAATGTCTGCTATGGCTTGGGCCCGAAGATCGTAAAGGTTCTCAACCGCAATGCTGACGGTTCTCCTAGAGCTTGGGAAGAGGTAACATCCGGCCCGGAATATGACTTCTTCCAGAAGAATGATATACCGATGTTCGTTCTGCAGCAGCTTACGGACATGCTCTACTATCACAATGCCTTTCCGGAATTTTCTTACGGCAAGGACGGCAAGATAAGCACTATCCGCCATCGAGAGGCTATCTTCTCTCGCTGGTCTATGATGAACGCGAAGGGGCAGATCAACACTCACTACTACTGCTCTGACTGGAGCAAGGCCACGAAAAATGACATCATCGCTACGAGGGTGCTGGATGAGTTCGACCCTATCACTGAGCTGACGATGTACCGGGCCCGGAAGGAGAGGATGATTTTCCCTGTGTATATGCCATCTCCTGGAAGGCCTTATTACAGCCGTCCGGAATGGTACAGCATATTCCGAAGCGGATGGTATGACCACAGCTGCATGGTGCCGAAGTTGAAGAAAGCCATCCTGCAGAACCAGCTGGGCGTGAAATATATCATCTACATATCACCGAAGTATTTCGAGGATATCTTCCGCAAGGAGGGGATAGACAAGAACGACCGCAAAGCCACCAAGGAGAGGATAGACCAGGAAGTGAAGAACTTCGAGAAGTTTCTTGCCGGCGAGAAAAACGCCAACAAGACGATCCTGGCACTGAAAGACCTTATCCCTACAGCTAACGGCACCACCGAACATAAGTGGATAGAGATTACGCCCATAGCCACTGACCTGAAGGGAGGAGAATATATCGATGACACCGAGTCCACGGCCAATATCATCTGCTATGCGATGGGCGTGCATTCGGCCCTCATCGGTGCCACTCCGGGCAAGAATTCCAGCACCATCTCCGGAAGCAACGCCAGGGAGCTCTATATGATGAAGCAGGCTCTGATGCGTCCATTTGTGGACAGGGTGATGCGCTCTCTGAAGGTGATCAAGGAGTTCAACAAGTGGGATAAGGATATCCTCATCACCATTCCGGAATATATCTTCACCACTCTGGATCAGAATAAGCAGGGAAAGCAGGAATCGACACAGCAGAATGTATAGACTATGATAGTTACAGGAATCGCACAGATGAGAAGGTATCTCCCTTCCATCGAGATGAAAGGCACTCCGGCGGTCTTTGACGACGCGCTGGAGGTTGCCCAGGAGAAACTGGTTGATGAAATTCTGGGTTCAGACCTGGAGTCAGCACTGGAAGAGCATCCGGAGGAGCATTCTCGGCTGCTCTCCCTGGTGAAGAGGGTGATTTCCGTATCCGCCTTCCTCTCTTCCATCCCGGAGATGGATCTGGTACTCACTGATGCCGGATTCGCTGTAGTAAGCAATCAGGATATGGCTCCAGCTTCCCGGGAGAGGGTGGAATCGCTGAAACTCTCCTTGCAGGTGAAGCTGGACGAGGCCTGTGACAGGCTTATCAGCTACCTCTATAGCAGTTCTGCCTATGCTGACTGGAGAGGCACGGAGCAGTTCAGCAGGCTCTCCGATGCGCTTATCCTCACCTTCGTGGACTTCCGGGATAGCGCAGTTCTGAATAGCATCACTCTTTCCGTCTATCCTAAGAGCTGGGGCGACTTCTACCGCCTGAACTCCGCACTCAATGTGGCTCTGATGACTAATGTGGCCAGCTATATCTCCAAGGATTATGCAGAAGAGCTGCTGGAGAAGGTCAAGGATAAGGAGACGCTCCTTCCGAATGAGGTGAAGGCCCTGAAGAACATCAAGGCGGCTATCTGCGCTTTCGCCCTGGGCGATGGCAAGACCGGCCAGGATCAGACGATGGCGGCACTGGCCATCATGCGAGCCAATCCGGATGACTTCCCTACATTCACAGCCTCCCCGGAAGCGGCATCGCTCTATTCTGAACGCACTGACTCACCTTTCTTCTCTATGATGTAGATATGAAACTTTTTTCCAAAATAAAGCAGTTGTTCCGCCGCAAGCAGCGTGCGGAGAAAATTGACCTCGTGTATCCTATCACCTGGGAGACGATGGATTTTGAGGATTTCAGAAATGTATGCGAGATCCTGAAGACCCCACGCAGCCGTCAGGAGATACTCTTCCTGGCTTTCTGCCGCCTGGCTCATATCAGGCCTGATGATCCTGCCAAGTACGACAGCAAAAAGCTGAAGGGCTCTATGCCCTTCATCGTCAACGGCAAGCCTTATCTGGTAAATGCCAGCGTGCTCAGGGAGGGAACCCGTCAGGTGTCGTTCATCCTGGACAGCGTAGGGCTTCCTCCGTCTCCTTTCAAAGATATAGACCGGAAGCTCAACGGCATATCCTTCAAGCAGTTCTTCACTGCGGATTCCTTCATCATGAGATATCAGAGCGATAAGAACGGCACTTTCCTGAAGACCGCTGTGAAAACTCTCTCCGGAGGCCGTATCCGCAAGCTCTTCGGCTGGCGGACTGTGGCCGTGGTCATCTGGTGGAACGGAGTCAAGCAGTACCTGAAAGGCCGCTATCCGTATGTGTTCTCTTCTGGAGGAGATATCTCCGGAAGAACTCAGGCGGAGATTCTTCAGGATCTGCTCTCTGCCATGAACGGCAACCAGCCGCAGCAGAACGAGGATATCCTGCGCTGCGATGTGCATTCGGTCTTGTACTCACTCAATAGCATCTACGAAAATGCTCAGAAGAAGCACTCTTAGAACATCTCTGGCTCTCTTGCCGGAGTTCCAGGATATAGACAGTCAGCTGCTCGAGGGGAACGGCCTGGATGCTATCCTGGAGCTGCTGACCAGCATGCGCTCTGTATCCTTCCCTTGTGTGGTACTGGAGGGCCGCTCCTCCGGAAGCTGGCATCTTGTGGAAGGCCCTGTGGACACTTTCACGCAGAGCCTCTGGGTGATGGGCCAGCTGGGCCGGGGTGAAGAGGAGGCTGCGCTGTACGACCAGATGTTCCTTCTGGCCAAGAAGGTTCTTGCCAAACTTTTACAGGATAGGAAAGCCGGAGTGGAAGAACTCCAGGAGTGGGATTGGCAGAACATCTCGTATATGAAGCGGCATGGTGGCCAGAACGCCCGTGGCTGGGAGATAGTCCTTACTTTCAGAGAGAATGTGAGCCTGCTCTATGGAGAACAGTAGCGTAGATATAGCCAGACGATGGGCGGATATAGTGATTGAACGCTGGATCCGTAAGGTGAACTCCCTCCAGGTCTATGAGACGGGAGAGCTGCTGAAGAGTTTTGAGGCTCAGGTGATGGCAGACAGCAACGGCAATCCTGAGAAGGTGACCTTTACCTTTCTTTATTACGGGAAGTTCCCGGATATGGGTGTTGGGCGTGGTGTGAAGCTGGGAGACGCTCCTGGCAACCGCCAGAGGAAACCCTGGTATTCTTCCGTCTTCCTGAGGGAAGTATATGCCCTGGGAAGGCTGCTCGCAGAGAAATACGGCATTGATGCTGCACAGATTCCACTACAGGCCTTTCAAGGCGTTCAGTCAGTTAATATACAACGATAATGGCACAGACACGAGTTTATACAGAGAGTGTTATCACACTCAACGGCAGCCAGGCTAATCAGACCATGCAGGCCCTGCAAAACCAGGCAGACAGCCTTCGTCAGAAGATGCTGGATGCAACCAAGCTTGGAGACATCGAGGGGGCTAAGGATCTGCAGCGGCAGCTGGATGCCTGTAACAAGTCTATGTCTGCCATCAAGAGGGAGACCAAGGACTGGGGAGATGTTCTGAACAACCTCAATGGTTCTACCCTGGGAGAGCTTCAGAAGGCCGCTCAGGGCCTGAACAGGCAGATAAAGAACCTCAAGCCAGGCACTCAGGAGTTCATAGACAAATCTCAGCAACTCACTCAGGTGAAAGCTCGTATGAACGAGATTCAGGGCAAGACCAAGGAAGTTCAGAGCCAGTTTGCCACGTTCTTCAGCAAAATCGGCTGGGTGGGATTGGTTGCTGCAGCAGGGGCCGCCTTCAAGAAGGTTCTCTCAGATATGAAGAATATGACTCAGACTGTAGGGGATGAGTGGAGAGCGCAGACCGCCAGCTGGCAGGCGGCATATCATTCTTTCATAGCAGATATGTCTGCTGGTACAGGATGGACTGAAATGATGCAGAACATGGCCAGAGCTGCAGCTGCAGGATATGAGGTAGCCAAGGCTTTGGATGAGATATTCGAGCGGCAGAACTCCTTGAACATAGCAGAGGCGGAGGCTGATGTGCAGATAGCTCAGTGGGAGCAGGATATGAGAGATGTCACCAAGACGAACGAGGAGAGGATGGAGGCGGCTCAGAATATCATTGATAAAGAGAAAGAATTAGGAGAAACTAGATTGTCTATAGCACAGCAAGAAGCCGATGCTAGGAGAAAAGAAGTAGAAGGAATTACAGGTCTTTCAGAAGCAGAACAGAATCGAGTTATTGACAGCTATAACGCCAATCAGGAAAGCATCCAGAATGCCAGGAAATATCTGGATACCATAGCTGATATGGAGGCGCAGATAGACAATCTCTCAAGGGCTGCTGGAGATATGGATCATGGCATTTATGTCAAAGCAGCAGCCGATCTCGAAGATGCTAAGGAGAAATTGCGGCAGTTCAAAGAGAGTGCTGCTGCAGAAGTAGTCGAGCTGGCGGAAATTGTCAAGAAGTACGATCGATCCAACGATGAACTTATCAAGAATTATGCTGACGCTACTGCTAATGTCAATAAGGTTCAAGCCCAGAATATCCGCAATACATCCAGAGCGCAGCGCACCTTGCATTCACTTCAGAAAGAGAATACGACTTCTCACATAAAGACTGTCAATGAGGCCTATCAGAAAGAGGTGAAAGCCTCCGAGACGCATTTCAGAGAGTTGCAGAACCAGGCCAAGCAGGCATACGCCTCCGGAGAGATTGACGAACAGGAATATCAGCAGCGGTCTGCCGCCATTACCAAGGCAGGCTGGGAAGCCAAGCTGAAACTGGCTCAGAAACACAAGGAAGACACGGCATCAATTCTCTCTTCACTGCTTGATATCCAGATGCAGGAGAAGAAGAAGATGGACGAGTGGGAGAAAGCTTCAATGAAAGAGCTGGCAGATGCCGCCGTGCAGATTCTGAAAGATGCAGAAGCCCAGATGAAGGAGCTGGCCAAGGAAGTGGATGCGGAGATTACTGAGGAGATGGACAAATACCTGGAGCTGGCCAAGGCTGCCCAGGAGATTAGATATGCTCTTGATCCTCTTCAGAAAATGAAGGATGACTTTGATGCGGAGATGGAGCAGCTTCAGGAGATGCACGACCAGAAGCTTCTTTCCGAGGAAGAATACCAACAGGCTCTTGCCGCACTCCAGAAGAAATATCAGGATCAGCAGAGAGATTACGAGGGGCAGGCCTGGACGAAAAGACTCAAGTATATACAAGATGTGCTGAATCAGGCAGGAGCCTTCATGTCAGCCCTCCAGTCAGCGGCAGAAGCCTCTCTGGACGCAAGGATGGAGAAAGAGCTGGCAGCAGCTGGAGATAATGCGGAAGAGAGGGAGAGGATCGAGGAGGACTATGAGCAGAAGAAGCTGGATCTGCAGAAGAAATATGCTGATGTAGATATGGGCATACAGATTGCCCAGGCTCTGGCTGCCGGAGCGTTGGGATGCGTTCAGGCATGGAATGCTGCCAAAGGAGTTCCGTATATTGCCATACCTATCATGGCACTCATCACAGCCACGACAGCGGCTCAGGTAGCCACAATCATAGCGCAGCGCAATGCCATCAAGAATCAGACTGTAGCCAAGAGTTCTGCAGGATCTGCAGGAGCCTCTGGTGCCAGGGTAGCCACCGGTTACAGCGAAGGCGGATATACCAAGAGCTCTGCCAATGACTACCAGGAAGTAGGGGTTGTTCACGCAAACGAGTGGGTGGCACCTGCAGCAATGGTAAGGGCCAATCCTATCACCTTCGCCAGGCTGGAGAGCCAGAGACGTTCCGGCAATTACCGCTCAGGAGTGGCCGGTTATGCAGACGGCGGCTATTCCGGAGAGGAAGCAGCCGATTCCGTGGCCAGTGCCGAATCTTCCCAGAACAGGGAAGTGATGGAAGAGCTGGTAGTGCTTCTCAGAGATCTGAAAGCGTCGCTGCCTTTCAAGGCTTACGTGGTCACGTCAGAGCTGAACAAGAAGATGGAAGTGGAGCAGAGTGTGAAATCTATTGTAAGCAGGAGCTAGTATGGAACTCATAGGCGAAAATGGTGCATTTCTCCTTCCGGAAGATTTCTCATTCGAGATAGAGAGAAATTCCGCCTTCTTCTCTGAGGAAGGCAGCTCATCGCTGTCTGTGACCATACCGGCCACACCGTCCGAGCAGGCGAAGCTGGGGCAGCCTATGCGGCTGGCCAGGCGCAACAAGTTCATCAACCTGGCACCAGTGATCCTCTCCAAAGGAGTATTCCGGAAGAAAGGTACACTCGTGATCAACTCCGCCTCAAAAGAGGGGATTTCCTGCGCCGTAGCCTTGGAAGATTCAGACTTTTATACCAACTGGAAAGAGAAGAACCTGAAAGAGCTGTTTGCCAGGAAGGTGCTTACCGACTGTTCCACTCCGGAAGCCTGGTATGAATGGCTGTATGAAGTCTATACCCTGCTCCGTGAGAGCGACTTCAGGATAACCCCCGTGGCCGTGAATCGCAAGGAAGATGACGGTGCGGAATACTACCAGGTGAACAACGAGCCTCAGACCAACTCCGAGCATCCTGGCCAGGTAGAGCCTATCACCAGCACTTCACAGCCAGGCAGCACCTCCGGAGGAAGCACAACCCGCAGGGAGCGGTACGGCTATCAGTCCTCCACACCAACATCTTCAGAAGAGGAGGAAGACACATCGATCCTCTCTCTGGAGCATCAGGCGAGGATGCTTGAGGAAGATGGAGATATCATCTCCGTTCCGGAAGGTTACGGCATGGCTCCGTTCCTGAAGCTTTACCGGTTCTGGGAGATCCTCTTCGAGCTGTGCGGATACACGGTTGAGCACAACGTCTTCCGTACAGACGCTAGGCTTGCGGAACTAATCCTGCTGCACAACTGCTCGGATGTCATCTGCAACGGCAAGATAGACTATTCTGACCTGGTGCCCGGCAAGACCGTCTCAGAGATCCTGGAATGGATGCTGCACAAATTCCATGCTCAGATAGTAGTCTATCCGGGAGTCAAGAAGGTGGATATCATCTTGCTGGAAGACATCCTCTCTGCAGGCTTTGATATGGATCTCACGCACAAGTTGCTCAACCACCTCACCTACGAGTATTCCGAAACCTCCAGGGTGGTGGTGGTTCCTGATACATCTCTGGAAGGTGCGAAGCCGGCGGCTGACGATATGGAATCTCTGGTAAAAGCCAACATAGCGATGGAGATCCTTCCGGAGGCGGATGTGCCCGGACATTTGTACCCGACGCTGATATACCGCAAGGCTCTGGGAGATTTCTGGCAAAACCGGTATGTTAAGAAGAAGCAGACTACGGTACATCCTACTGAAGAGTATGCCTTGAAGAGAATAGGCAGCGACCTGTTTACCTATGACCGCAGGAACTCCAAAGCTTCAGAAGAAATTACCTGGGAAGATCCTACTCCGCCGATGGTGTTTGTCAACGGCATCCTGATGCCGTATATAGGCGACCGCAAGCACCGGAACACGACATACAACGGCAGCGAGAAAGATGAAGACCAGGATATCCTCATAGCTTTCTACGGCGGCCTCTCCGCCCAGGCTCAGCGATACGGCGGAAGGTACTACTATGCCACCACCCAGAAGTACGACAACGCAGGTGTATTGCGCCATGAAGGTGCATTCAGCCTCACTCCGGAAGAGATGGTGCCTCTCTTCTTCCGGATCTACAACAAGATGCTGCTCAACGGCATGATATCCGTTACGGGTGAGTTCGATCTGAGCGTCGAGGAGCTCATGAACTTCAACCTCTACGCTCTGAAGCTGCACGGCGGCCAGAAGTTCCTGCCTGCATATATGCGATACGAGGTGGGGCGCAGAATCAGATGCCTGGAGATGAAGATGTATCTCTCCAAAGACTATGATGACGGAGCTGATGATGAGCCTTTTGACACCAGCACTATCCCGCAGCCTCAGTTCACCTGGCAGCTGAACACGTCTGTCCTTCAGGCGAAGCTGGCGGAGCTGCAGGCCGTCTATCCTGCCATCCCTGGATATCATACAGGCTGCCGCACGGAGATCCGGATGCGCTATGCGGAAGAGGATGAAGACACCTTCTACCTGTCCGCACCGACCGCCCCGGGCCAGAAATCCGGATATATATACCGAACAGTGGAATTCTATCATATCATCTGGACGGGAAATGCTCAGGATAACGGAGATAGGGTAGTGGAGACATGGACGCTCCCGGAGTGGTTCGATTCCATCCCAATCGCAGAATAATTGTCCTAAAAAAGATTGATGCACAAAAGTAGATTTGCGGTATGGAAATACTACGGCAACCCGATAGCTTGAGTCTCCTGGGCAACCTGAAGGAGTTCCTGATAAGCAGTCAGGAAAATGTGACATTCACTCTCTCTACAGAGATAGATGGAGTGGCCACCATCCTGCTCACGGAGTCATACATTCCTGATGCCTTTGGCAGAATCACGATCGATGTCAAAGAAGTCTGCCGCCAGTACCTGAAGACAGAACTTCCCGGGGATAATGTAGTGGCTCAGGATAATGCGGCCAGAACATTCACAGCTACGATAGGAGCCACGAGCGTTTCTTTCAGGGTAGTCAATGCCTCCGTAAGGAATCTTGCGCTCACCCCGACCGATTACCTGGAATACAACTTCCTGACCCTACAGCCGCAGACAAAGAAGGTATCCTGGCATTCTCCAGAATACCTATCATACTACTTTGTGGGTACAGCTGACATCAAGGCCAAATTCTACCTGGTTTCCGGAGGCACTGAGACGGTGACCGTAGCCTCCATCACTCCGGAGGTGGATCCGGGAGAAATTGAAAATGGCGGTACCATCAGGCTTGTCAACAAAGTCTATACAGTCAACACCACCCTCTCCAGGCTCATGGCTCTCTCCAGCCATAGTACAGATGAGCTGCAGGGTATCGTAGATGTATGGGTAGAGCAGCTGGGCGAGCGGAAATCCTACATACAGAGATATGTGTATGCTCCAGCTACTGGAGATGAGCACCATTATCTGGCGGTGAACAGCCTGGGAGGTATCGACACTTTCACCTTCCATGGAGAGCAGAAGATCTCCGGGGAGATAGAGCATCAGGTCGCTGAGAATAACGACCTGAAGATTTCCGTAACGCATGATGGCCAGAGGAAATACAGGCAGACTACCGGCTATCTGGGAGCACAGGATGCCGAATGGCTCTGGGAATTTCTTCATAGCAACCAGCAGTGGGTTGTCGCTGATGGAACGGCGGAAGCCATTGCCCTGCAGTCATCATCGCTGAGCCAAGGAGATATCACTGCTCTTAATAGCAGCAGCTTTGACTTCGTCCTTGCAAGGGAAGGAGGCCTGCTGCCAGAATCCAGGAGAGACGAGACTTTCCCGGATATCACCGTTCCTTCTCCAGTCTCAGATCTTTTTTTTTTGACACCGCGCCTCATTGATTTCGAGGCGGCATCAGAGGAATCGGAGCTGGTATTTCCGGTCCAGACTCCTTATTCCAATGTATGGAAGTATCTGACACTATCGGCCCTCCAGGAGAGATTATCGCTGTCGGTCGTTCCTGATCACACGCACGGGAATCTCTCGGTATTGAACGAGCTGGGAGAGGTGGACGGTCATCTCACCTACAGGGGCAGTGTAATAGGCTCTGGCAATGGTATCACACTTCCTATAGCCATATCTGATGTAAATGGCTTGCGGACAGTTCTGAACAGCAAGGCCAACAGCAATCATACACATCGGTGGACAGATATCTCTGACCGGCCCCTTCGGCTTTCAGACTTCACCAATGACCTCATTTCCTCCTGGGCTCTGGCTGCCACGAAGCCATCTTATTCCTGGAGTGAAATCCAGAACAAACCGACCACTCTGTCCGGATTCGGCATAACCGATGGCTATTCCTCATTTTCCACCACCGGTTCCGGCAATGCCATCACCGGGGTATCCGGCTCCGGCCATGCCTTGACCTTTACAAAGGGGAATACCTTCGTTGACCTGGCCAGTGAGCAGACCATCTCCGGCAAGAAGCATATATCCTATCTAGATGTGACCGGAGCTTTCGCAGTGCCACAGGTGGAACCGTCTGCAGAAGCCGGAAAGGTTTTCGAGTATATAGACAATTCCGGCAGCTTCGGAGAAGCGGTCAGTGCTGTCACTCCAGCGGATCTGAAAGACCTTGTTCTGAAAGTCAACGGTGTAACCGTTACCACCTATAACCCAGCTGCAGCTGCTTCTTTCAACGTGGACTTGACAGCCTACGCCACTCAGTCCTGGGTAGAAGCCAAGAACTACTTGCAAGGAATTACCAAAGCAATGGTGGAGGCCGTCCTTACAGGGAATATTACCAGCCATACACACAGCCAGTATCTGACTTCTCATCAGAGTTTGTCCGGATATGCTACTCAGACCTGGGTGCAGCAGCAAGGATACCTCACAAGCCATCAGAGCTTGAGCAATTACTACACAAAGACTCAGGCCGATGCCAAATTCCTGACTGAGCACCAGTCTCTGGAGAATTATGCTCTGAAGAGCGAAATTCCAACCTCTATGGCTTGGACTGCCATCACAGGCAGACCGACCAAGCTCTCCCAGTTCACTAACGATATTATCTCATCTTGGGCCCTTGGGGCTACCAAGCCGTCTTATTCTTGGAGTGAGATAGGCTCCCGTCCAACAACACTTTCCGGTTACGGCATAACTGATGCAAAGATTCAGAACGGAACTATCACCCTGGGCGAAAACACCATCACTCCTCTTACAAGTTTCACCGAGACAGATCCGACTGTGCCAGCGTGGGCTAAGGCCGCAAACAAACCAAGTTATAGCTGGTCGGAGATAACATCTAAACCAGCTAGCCTGTCTGGCTATGGAATAACAGACGGCTATTCTTCTCTGACAACCTCCGGTTCCGGCAATGCGATTACAGCAGTTTCCGGCTCCGGCCATAGCCTCACCTTCACGAAAGGTAATACTTTCGTTGATTTGGCCAATGAGCAGACAATCTCTGGCCGGAAGCATATTTCTTATCTCGATGTGACTGGAGCTTTGGCGATACCTCAGGTGGAGCCAACGGCAGAATCCGGCAAGGTATTCGAGTATATAGACCACTCAGGAAGCTTCGGAGAATCTTCGGGCTCTGTCACTCCTGCAGATCTGAAAGACTTGACTTTGAAAATCAACGGAGTTACACAGGTTACCTACAACCCAGCTTCTGCAGCCCAGTTCAATGTGGATCTGACCAACTATGCGTTGAAGTCCTGGGTGGAAGCCAAGAACTATCTGCAAGGCATCACCAAGACAATGGTGGAGAATGTCCTGACAGGAAACATCACTAGCCATACACACAGCCAGTACCTTACCTCTCATCAGAGTTTAGCCGGATATGCTACGGAGGTTTGGGTGCAGCAGCAAGGGTATCTTACTTCACATCAAAGCCTGAGTAACTATTACACGAAGGCTCAGGCAGATGCCAAGTTCCTGACAGAACACCAGAGCCTGGCTGATTATGCCCTGAAGAGCGAGATTCCGACTTCAATGGCTTGGTCTGCCATTACCGGCAGGCCCACAAAGCTATCTCAGTTCACAAATGACATCATCTCCTCCTGGGCTTTAGCTGCGACAAAACCGAGCTATTCCTGGACCGAGATTACATCAAGGCCCACGGCCCTCTCCGCTTTTACCGAAGATGCTACACATAGGCTTGTCTCTGATGAGCAGATTTCCGGCTGGAACAGA